CTCTGGCGGTGCCGGGTGATCCGATGCCGGGTTGTGAGACGCAGGTGTTCGCGAACTGGTGTGATGGGCCGATCCGTGAGGACGGGTCGTGGAAGCGGTGCCTGTTCGCGCATGGCCAGTATGGGGGTGGCGTGTACACGCCGCCGGTTCAGAACTGTTTCATCGTGCCCGGCCCGGATCGGATTCCGCCGTTGCCGCTGGGGCAGCCGCCGTATCACATCGACTGATCACCCTGTGCTGCGACGCTCGGTGTCGTGGATGCTCAAGTTCGTTGCGCGGCCTGCGTGGGCGTATGGGTTGGTGCTGTGTCGGCGTTGCGGGTGGATGAGCCGTCGGGGCGGGCGGTCTGCCCGCGGTGTGGCGGGACAGACACGTTCACGCAGCCGGCTGCTGGTCGGTCTGGTGGCGGTGTGCGGTGAGTGTCGCCCTGCTGGTGGCGGCCCGGTATGTCCGGGCTCGGCGGGCTGGTAGGTGGCCTGGGTCGCCGGCTGAGTTGGCGCGCCGTCTGGATCCGCGGTTCAACGTGACGCCGACGATCCGGCTGCTGAGTGATTTGGCGGTGCGGGCGGTCAGGCAGCGGAATCAGCGTGACATTGTGAACACGCCGCCGCGGACGGGGAAGAGCCAGCTGTTGGCGGTGTGGCTGCCGGTGTGGGCGTTGGGTGAGGACCCGGATATGCAGATCGTGATCATTTCGAATGGTGACGATCTGGCGCAGGAGCATTCGCGTGAGGTGCGGGAGATCATCCGGGAGCATTCGGGTTTTCTGGGATACCGGATCGCGCAGGATAAGACGGCGGTTGGCCGGTGGCGGGTTGAGGGGCGTCGTGGCGGCATGCTGGCGGCGGGTATCAACTCGGGTGTGGTGGGGTTTGGCGCGGATCTGATGATCATTGATGACCCGGTGAAGGATGCGGCGCAGGCGGATTCGGCGGCGCATCGGCGGCGGGTGCTGAATGAGTATCAGGGGTCGTTGTCGACGCGTGTGCACCCGGGCGGCAGCGTGTTTTTGGTGATGACGCGTTGGCATCAGCAGGATTTGGCGGGGTCGTTGTTGGAGTTGGAGCCGGACCGGTGGCGTGCGACGAATGTTCCGGCGGTGTCGGAGCCGGGTGTGCCGGACGCGTTGGGCCGGCCGCCGGGGGTGACGATGGTGTCGGCGCTGGGGTTTACGCCGAGGGATTTTGAGGATCGGCGCCGCTCGGTGGGGGAGCGGATGTGGTGGGCGCAGTATCAGGGGGTGCCGTCTTCGCCGGAGGGCGGGCTGGTGAAGCGGGAGTGGTTGAACGCGTGGCGGTTGGCGGCCGCACCGCAGAATCCGGTGTTGACGGTGGTGGGGGTGGATCCGTCGGATTCGGGTTCGGGTGATGCGTGCGGGCTGGTGGCGGCGTCGTTGATGCCGGCTGGTGTGCGGGTGTTGATTGCGGATAAGTCGGCGCCGATGACGTCGGATGAGTGGGCGCGGGCTGCGGTGGATCTGGCGGTCGAGGTGGGGGCGTCGGAGATTGCGGTGGAGGCGTTCGCGGCGCGGGAGACCTATACGCGGGTGGTTCGGGAGGCGTTGCGGCGGGCTCGGGTGGATTGGCCGATCAGGGTGTCGGGGTGGCCGCCGAAGGGCCGGGCGCGGGTGGGTGATGCGGTGGCGCGTTCGAGTGCGCTGTTGCAGGGGTTGGAGACGGGGATGGTGCGGCTGGCTGGCTATTTCCCGGATTTTGAGGAGGCCGCTGTCGGGTGGTTGGCGGGTCGGCATCAGCCGGACTCGCTGGCGGCGTTGGTGGTCGCTGATGACGTGTTGGTGAACTCGCGGGGCCGGTCGTGGGAGTTGGCGGCGCCGGTCGGGTTGGCTGGCGGGTCGGTGACGTCGGTGGATGATTGGATGCGCCGCAAAGTTGGGTGAACCTGGTCACTGCCAGGTCGTAGTCTGCTGGTATGGCCTCGGAACCTGATTTACGTGCTATCCGTCGTCGGTCGTGGTCGGGTGATCCGCCAGCAAAGCAGCCGCCGCCCGCGCCGCGCCCGCCTGTGTCGATTCGTGAGCTGGTGGACGCGTTGACCGAGCTGGCCGAGCGGGTTGGCTGGGATGCGCCAGTGGAGGGGCGTGACGGCGACCCGGTGCAGGTGGTCGATGACGGCGATGGCCGCGGGGTCGGGGTGTTCTGATGTGTGGTCCGCGGTGGCCGGTGACTGAGTGTCTGCATGAGCATGTCTACGAGGGTGTCCGCCAGGTGAATCTTGCCGGCGAGGTGCTGCGTGACGATCCGGCCGAGTGCGCGGATTGCGGGCTGGTATTCGATGATGACCGCCCCTGATTCACGGTTGGCCGCGTTGCCGGATGCGGCGATCGGTTTGGCGTTGGGGATGTCGGTGGCGCAGCCGGACGCTCGGCACGCTGGGCGGGTGTCGGTGCTCATTGATGAGCTGCGGCACCGCGGTGTGTTCGACGCGGTGATGGCGGCGTTGGATCCGGAGCTGGCGCAGTCGATCCGGTTGCTCGACTCGGTGGATAGGGGGCAGCGGTGGGCGCAGACCGGCAGTCGGTGAGCCCGGCGAGGTTCCGTGTGGCGTGGTCAGACGAGGACCGGGAGTGGGTCGGGTTGTGCGACGGGTTTCCGTCGTTGTCCTGGCTTGACTGCGATAAGGGTAAGGCGCTGGCCGGGATTCGGAAGTTGGTCGGCGATATCGAGGCGGGTCGAGCCTAATCAGCACACTCCCCAGGACCTGCCAGTGACGCATGGCACAGCCGGGATAACGGGTTGGTAGCAGGGGTTTCGGCTTTCCGGGGCCCGGTCAGATCGCGTGTCTACCGTGGGGGTTGTGGGACGCTGGGTTCTCCTGGTCGCTGGTGGTTGGCTGTGACGGCGCCGGATCGGTGGGAGCCTGACGAGCAGCTCGTCGCGGCGGTGATGTCCAGCCCGAAGGCGTCGCGGCGGATGACTGAACTCGCTGACCCGGACCGTTGCTGGCTGGTCGCGGGCCTGACGTTGGCGGGGATGACCGCGCAGGACATCGCGGACCGCACCGGCTGCTCACTGCGGCTGATTCGGGCGATCCGTGCCGAACCGATGACCCAGGTGTGCGTGTACGCCCACCAACAGGTCGGTGCGCTCTCAGATTCGTTGCGCGGCGAGCAGATCGACCACGCGGCCACCCGGCTTGAGTTGGCGCGGGCCCGGGACGAAGCCGATCGGCTGCGGATGCAGGTGGATCAGCTGCTCGACGCGTTGACGACGGACGGCCGGATCGAGACGTTTCCGCGGTGTGGGCATCCGAAGGTGCGATACAACGTCTACGCGCATCGAGGCAAGACGTATTGCCGGGAGTGCCGGCGGGACTGGCAGGCGCAGCACCGAGCAGACCGACGCGCAGCGGGATAGTTACCGGGTAACTATGGTTGCGTTGCACGGCAACGGTTTACCGTCTGCGGCCATGAACCACAGCCTCGGTTTCACGATCCTCGTTCTTGTTATCTACGTCCTGGCGGTCGCCCGGCTGGTGCGGCTGGTGAACTTCGACACGGTGCTGGATCCGGTGCGGGTGCTCATTGCCCGCCGGGCCGCCCTGGCCGATCGTGCGGCGGCCGAGGCAGGGGATGCTGGCCGGGAGGCCAGCGCCGAACTGTACCGCCGTCGCGCCGGCCGCTGGAACACGCTGGCGTACTTCGTCGCATGCCCCTGGTGCGTGGGGTTCTGGCTGGCGCTGGCGACCGCGCCCATCCCGGTCGGGATCATGGGGTGGCCGTGGTGGGCGGTGTTCGGTGTCGCACTGGCAGCCAGCCACGTGGTGGGGTTGATGGCGCCGCTCTCGGCTGATGAAGAGATCGAGATCGTCGAGGCGTAAACACCCAGCTTGGTTACCGTCGCGGTCGTGGCAGCTCCGGAAATGCGTGTCGTTCGGCGCCGTAAAGGCGCGGCTCTGGTCGCCTCCGGTGCGCCGCGGGCGTTGACGGCAGCCAGCGCGCCGGTTGACGATCCCGCACAGATCTTCAAGGCCGGCGTGGTGGGCCGCCGGGGTGCGGAGTGGCAGACCGAAGCGTGGGAGATGCTGGACCGGGTCGGTGAGCTCGGCTGGTATGTGCGGTGGCGCGCCAACTCCTGCTCCCGGGTGCGGCTGGTCGCCTCCGAGATCGACCCGCTGACCGGTGAACCGACAGGTAGTGTCGCCGATGATGATCCGGCGGGGCAGCGGTTCGCCCAGATCGTGCGCAGCATCGCCGGTGGACAGCTCGGCCAGGCGCAGCTGATCAAACGGTCGGTTCAGTGCTTGACGGTGCCTGGCGAGTTTTGGGTCGCGATACTCGTCCGGCCGGAAGGCGAGAAGTGGTACGCGGTCACGCGGGAAGAGATCGAGCGCGACCCCCAGAACTCGAAGGCGGTCCTGATCGTCCTGCCCGACGGCACCAAGCACCGGTTCGACACGGGCGCCGGGGACGGCATGTTCCGGGTGTGGAATCCGCACGCCAAGAGGGCATCTGAGCCGGACAGCCCAGTGCGGGCGAATCTGGATTCGCTGCGTGAGATCGTGCGCACGACGAAGAAGATCACCAACGCCGACAACTCGCGGCTGTTGAATAATGGGATTCTGGCGATCCCGCAGGAGGCGTCGCTGCCGTCGGCGCAAGCCCCGACGGCGGCTGACAAGCCGGCGGGCGCGCCGGAGCTTTCGCAGGGCGGCCATGCGGCCCGGGCGTTGCAGGACATGATCGTGAGTGTCGCCACTGTCGCCGCGGAAGAGGGCGAGAACTCGTTGGCGTCGTTGATCCCGATCGTCGCCTCGGTGCCGGCCGAGCATGTCGACAAGATCAAGCACGTCAAGCTGTCCGATGATGTGACTGACGTGGCGATCAAGACCCGCAACGATGGGATCGCACGGCTGGCGATGGGTTTGGACATGGCGCCGGAGCAGCTGCTCGGGTTGGGTCGCAATTCGAACCACTGGACCGCGTTCATGCTGGCCGACGAAGATGTGCAGCTGCATGTCTCGCCGGTGATGGAGACGATCTGCTCGGCAATCTACGACAACGTGCTGCGCGGCATGCTCGACGCCGAGGGGATCGACCCGGACCGGTACACGCTGTGGTACGACACGTCGCGGCTGACGGCCGACCCGGATCTGACCGACGAGGCGCGGGACGCGTTCGAAAAGGGCGCAATCTCGTCCGAGGCGCTGCTGCGGATCTACGGGCTGCCAGACGACGCCGCCTACGACTTCACAACCCCCGAGGGGCGCCGGAAGTGGGCGCAGGACAGGGTCAGCCAGGACCCGCGGTGGATCCGTGAACTACTGCCGCTGCTGGACCCGTCGATGCAGGAGATTGAGTTCCCGGAGCCGCCGCCGGCGCTTCCCGCCCGATCTGAGCCGCCCAGGGATGACCGGTCGGGATCCGAGCGTGGGCAGGAGCCTGACACGGAGGACAACGAGCCGTCGGGGCGGGATTCAGCGTCAGCGGCGGACGGCGTGTCGATGGCGGTCGAGTTGATGGTCACGCGGGCGCTGGAGCTGGCGGGCAAGCGCCGGCGGCGGCGATCCGATATGGAGCGGCTCCGTGACGTGCCTGAGTACGAATACCACCGGTACATGGATCCGGTCGCCGACTCAGACGTGCCGGGCCTGATCAAGGGCTGGGACCTCGGTCTGGATGAGATCGCCGCCCGCTATGGGCTCGATGCCGATCAGTTGCGTGTGGTGGTGCAGCGTGAGGCGCGGCGCCAGTTGACGTCTCAGGTGGTGGATGTCTGATGTGGCCGACACCGGGTGAGGCGCTGTCGCACACGATCGATGCAGAGGCCGCGGTCGCGGATCTGTATGCGGAGGCGCTGCGACGGTGGGCGCCGCACGGGCGGGCGGCGGTGCTGCCCAGCCTCGACGCCACGGTGGTCACGGGGGAGTCGGGGATTGTGGCGTCGACGCTGCCGCCCGACCCGGATGCGTTGGAGCGGACGCAAAGCATCTGGGATGAGATCGCTGAGGCGGTGATTCTTGGCGGGCTGGGCCTGTTGTGGGCGGTGACGTTCGTGCGAGCGCGGCGTGCGCTCGGCCTGGCCGTGCCTGAATCGGGCGACGTGGACGAGGTGCTCGATACCGACAGCGTCCCGGTGGACGCGTCGGCGCTGTCGATCGTGGCCCGCGCCGCGGACGCGACGCCGACCGAAGTGCGTGAGGCCGCTGCGGCGGTCCGGGCAGTTGCTGCACCCCGTCAAGCGGTGGAAGATTTCACCGCGACGCGTCGGCAGGTCGTCTCCGCGACGCTCGGTGTGGTGCGGAAAACGGTGTCCGTCGCGGTGGCCGCAGTCCCGGAGACGATGGCCGGCCAGGCTGCTGCGGTGCGTGCGGTGGCTGCCGACGTGCTCGACCCGGATTCGCAGCACATGCGCGATATCGCCCGCAACGAGGGCTACCAGGCCGCCGGCGTCATGAACCACGCGGTAGTGGAGGCTGCCCGCGGCTCAGATGAGGAGCTGGAGAAGACCTGGATCTGCACGATCGACGGCAAGACCCGGCCGACACATTGGGCGGCCGATGGGCAGCGGGTGCCGCTGGACGGGAAGTTCACGATTGGCACCGAGCAGCTGGCGTATCCGGGTGATGAGTCGGCTCATCCGCGGGAGTGGAAGAACTGCCGGTGTCGGGTTGGGATTCTGGCGCCGGATGAGCCGCTGCCCGATGAGGTCGACCGGCACACTGAGCGGCTCGATGGCCGCGACAGCGTGGTGATCCACCGGCAAGGCCGCACCCAGGCAGAGGAGATTGAGCGCCGCGCCAAGGCCGGCAATGTGCGGGCGCGTGACGACGAGGACGGGATCGGACGTGTGGCGTCCGCTGGGTGGACCGCACTGAGTGAACAGGAGTACGACATGGTCAACGAGCTGTCCGCCGACGCTGACGACACCAGCAACGACGAGACATTCCTGACGTTCACCGACGCGCTGTTCGCGGTCACCGGTGTGCCGACGTCGGATGGGCGCATGTTGTCCGCTGACATCGACCTGTCGTTCCGTGACACCCCGATGCCGCTGCAGTGGTGCGAGGAAATGGAGGGCGGACATCACGGATCCGTCACCGTCGGTGTTATTGAGTCGATCGCGCTCAAGGACGGTGAGGTGCGGGCGTCCGGGTACCTGCTCAACAACGAGCACGCGGTCAAGGCGATCGATCTCATCGCCCACGGTGTGTGCAACCCGTCGGTGGATCTGGGCAGCGTCGAGTGGGTGGCCACCGACGAGGACGGCAACGTCGTCACCGAGGAGAACTACGAAGACGGAATGACCGTCTATATGACGGTCACGAAAGCCGAGGTGTTGGCCACCACTATCGTGGCCATCCCGGCGTTCGGGGAGACCAGGATCGCGCTTAACGAGGAACGGGAGCACCGCGACAAGACGCTGGTCGCGTCCGCCGAGGGATTCCGGCCGCGCGTGTACGACCCACAGATGTTCGCCGATCCGCAGTTGTCGGGTCCGACACCGATCCAGATGGACCCCGAGACCGGCCGCGTGTTCGGGCATGTGGCGTGCTGGGCAGAACGGCACCGGTCGGTCGGGCTGGGGCACATGCACCCGCCGCGGTCGAAGTCGGGCTACGAGCATTTCCACTCCAGCCCGCCGGTGCACCTGTCGGACGGCACACTGCTGCCGGTCGGCCGGCTCACTGTGGGCACCGGTCACGCGGATACGCGGCTCGGGCCGGCCGCGGCGGCTGCTCACTACGACAACACGGGCGCATGCTGGGCGCTGGTGCGTGCGGGTGAGGATACGCACGGGATCTGGGTGTCAGGTGTGGTGGCGCCGTGGGCGACTCCCGAGCAGGTGGAGATGGGGTTAGCGTCTCCGCTGTCCGGTGATTGGCGGCCGTTCGGCCGCGACCTGGAGCTGGTCGCGGTCTTGTCGGTGAATACCCCCGGGTTTTTGTGCCGGGGTTCGACGGACAGTCGCGGCAACCCGACAGCACTGGTCGCGTCGTTGTCACCGCGCCCGGGCGCCGACGCTTCGGCCGGCCATCTGACGCTGGCGGACATTAAGGCGGCGATGGCGGAGGCGATCGCTGAGGAACGCCGCAACCACGAGCTGGCGCAGCGGAGGGCCGAGGTCCTGGCCCGCGCCGAGCAGTCGGTCGGCGCACCGCCCAAGCCACCGACGCATGCGGATCGAGTTGCCGCGCTGCTGGAAAGGATCTGACCCGATGGGGTGCGGATGCCGGGGCAAGAAGCGCGCCGGGACGCGAGCGAAGGTCGTGGGGTTCGACTATGTGCCGCCAGGTGGTGGTGATCCGATCCGGTTCATGACCTCGATGGAAGCGCTGCTCGAGCAGCGCAAACGTGGCGGCGGCACCATCTACCAAGTCACCAGCGACTGACTTCGACCTTCGCGCGCAGCGTGCCCTCGTTCGGGCCCGAGATTCAAGAGATGGTTTGCTGGAAGATCGACTGCCGTTTCACTGGATATGCAGCTGATGCCGACCAGGTGAACGGCCCCCACCTTGGATGGTGGGGGCCGCTTGCCGCTTTTGTCGCGTTGCCAGACGCTGACACCCATGATGCTATCCGCTCCCGCTGCACCCTGTGCTCATAGCTTGTTGCGGCAGAGAGTTCCTGCTGGCTGCGGGCCGAGGGGCGATCCGACAGGCAAGGTTTCACACCTTTGAGACAGGAGTTACCGCAGTGAAGTTCACCCTGCCCGATCAGTTGCCCGTCACTGTCGCCGAGCTGGACGAACTAGCCGACCAGGCGACCAAAGAGATCCGCGTGTACCAGACCCGCCACGAAGCTGGCGACGAGCTGTCGGTCGAGGACGCCGAACGGTTGGAGTACCTGCTGGATTCGCGGGACAAGATCATCGCGGCCCGCGACGAGGCCGCCAGCGCCGAGCAGGACCACACCAGCCGGCTGGCCAGCCTGCTGGACCGAGCCAACGCCCCGGCCGCCGAGGAGTCTGCTGAGGACACCACCGACGCGGACAGCGACGACGCCAGCGAGTCCGGCGAGGTTATCGCCGAAGCCGAGCAGATCACCGAGGAAGCCGCCGAGGAGCAGCAGGCGGTTGCCGCGTCCGCGCAGCGTCCCGTGACGTTCGCCGGAGCCGCACCAGCGGATCAGCTGCCTGACGCCGCGGAGAACACCGGTGAGCCTGCCAAGCGATGGGAGCTGCTGCCATCGGCGCCGCGGTACGCCAACTTCGGCACCGAGAAGGTCACCTCCCGGGAGATCGCGCTGGCGATCGATTCCGTGAAGCCCGGGCAGCGCACCGGGATGCAGCCGACCGGCCGCCGTGATCTGGCCGGCGTGGCGTTCGCCACCCAGGCGATCGCGAAGATGGAACGCCCGCACGGCACGATCATCGAAGACCCGCAGCAGCTGCACGTGGCGCTGGACCGTCTCGCCGACGAGATCCCCGGCCACGGTGCGGTGTCCGCGCAGACGCTGGTCGCATCCGGCGGCTGGTGCGCACCCAGCGAGCAGCTGTACGACTTCTGCGATACTCCGGCCGCGGCGAACCTGATCTCGCTGCCGGAGATCACGATCCGCCGTGGCGGCATCCGGTTCCCCGCCGAGCCGGATTTCTCCGAGCTGCTGACCGGGTTCCACTTCACTGAGACGGAGCTGGAAGCCACCGACCAAGACGGCAATCCGACGGCGATCAAGGATTGCGTCGAGGTGCCCTGCCCCGACGAGATGGTCGAGTACCGGCTCGAGGCGATCGGCTGGTGCGTCAAGGCCGGGATCCTGCAGCGGCAGGGTTGGCCGGAGCTGATCCAGAAGTTCATTGACGAATTCCTGGTCGCGCACCAGTACCGGGTGTCGGCGCTGACGGTGTCAAAGATGGTTGCGGCGTCGGTGGCGAAGACCGTTCCGACCGATGCGGTGCTGGGCGCCACCTCGGGTGTGCTCAACGGTCTGCACGTGCAGGCGCGAAACCTGCAGCTCAAGGCTCGCAAGGCCACCATCGAAGGCGTCGCGCCGGTGTGGTTCCGCGACGTGCTGCGGGCCGACCTCGCCCTGCGCGAGGGCCTGGACGTGCTGGCCGTGACCGACGCGCAGATCGACAACTGGCTCGCGGTACGCGGTATCTACCTGCAGTACGAGCACACCTGGCAGTCCCTCGATGAGGGCAAGCCCGGGCACCTGGACACCACGTGGTGGCCGGACAGCGTGCAGGTGCTGCTGTACCCGGCCGGCGCGTTCTTCCGCAGCCTGGACAACGTCATCACGCTCGGCGTCCAGTACCCGATGGAGCAGGTGCAGCAGAACCGCTATACGCACGGGTTCGTCGAGGATGCGTTCCTCGTCGGGAAGCGGTGCGACCCGTCGCTGCTGGTGACTGTGCCGTTGTGCGTCAACGGCGCTGTCGGCGCGCGGGAGCAGATCGTCTGCACAGGAGCTGACAACGGTTCGGGTGAGGGCGAAGGCTAAGGCTAAGCCGGCCGCGGATGAGCGAGGCGGGCAGCGTGAATCTCTCCGAGGCGGTTCACGTCTGCCCGCCTTCCCCAATCTGAGAGGACGGGACGTATGACTACCGCGCTGATGCCGGTGCAGTTCGACGCGCCGCTGGTCAACCCAGCGCCCAACGGATTGTTCGCCGCGGTGATTTGGCAGCCGTGGGAGGGTCCGCTGCGGTTCCTCGAGGGCGTCGACATCACCGTGTTCAACTACGGCGGCGCCGAATCGTTCGGGGTGTGGCGAGCCGACTGGTGCTCCACCTCAAAGGATCTCGAGCCCACGGATGTGAAAACCGGTGAGCGTCCCACGATGCCGGACACGTTCACGGCGATGACCACCTGGGCATACGACGAGTGCGACCTGACTAAGCGCAGCCGTGAGGAGGTCCTCACCCGAGCCGAGCAGGTCCACCGGCTGCAGGAACCCAACGCCGCCGAAACCGAGTTCGCCACCCGTCTTTTGGCTGATGCGGGTGCCGCCGACCCGGCCGCCGACATCACCGCCGCGCTGGCCGCATTGGAGGCTGGGTTGGCGCGCACCAACACCGTAGGCGTGATTCACGCCGGTGCGCAGTGGGCGGCGCCGGCGGCGCAAGCCGGGCTGATCGTCCGTTCCGGCGCCGGGCTCAAGACACCGCTGGGTCATACGTGGGTGTTCGGCGGTGGCTACGTCGATGCGCTCGACGATGTGTTGGTGGCGACGTCCCCGGTGTTGGGGTGGCGCGGCCCGGTCGAGGTGCGCGATGCGATGGTGCTGAAGCGCAACCGGTTCGGAGCGATCGCGGAGCGGTCTCTGGTGCTCGGTTACGAATCCGTGATCGGCGCGGCGGAGATCACGCAGGATCAGGGAAGCGACGTGGAGTGACATGCCTGCCGGTGTTGAGGTCACCGTCGTTGACGGGTTCGCCACGATCGATTTCGTGGACCGGTCCAAACGGGGACCAGGGCTGGCGGCGCTGCTCGAGGTGTGCGGCCCGGATCTGGTGCAGACGCTGACCCGGGAGGGCCCGCGACGGCTGTACCGGGTGCCGGAGGGCAACGCTCGAGCAGCGGGGCTGCTCGACGTACCAGCGCAGCCCGCTCCGACCGCGCCGGATCGCCGTGCGCCCGACGACAGCTGGAGCCGCGCGGAGTTGAACGCGTACGCGGTCAGCATCGGCATCGAATCACCGGAGAAGCTACGAAGCAAGGAAGCGGTCCTCAACGCGATCAGACACGCCGGGTGAGGTGTCACCGTGACGTGGCGACTGGTCCGCGATGACGCGCTGCAGTTCGTTCAGCTCTACCTGCTGGCCGTGGCCGTGGTTCGCGGCGTCGACTATCTCATCACCCCACCCGGGTCGTCGGCGGTCTTGTACTTCATCGAGCGCGCCGCGCCGCTGCCGGTGTGGGCGCTGATGTTCATCACCCTCGGCATCGTCGGCATAGCCGGGGAATGGTGGATCGGCTTCGGCGCCAGCCCGCATCGGTGGCTGGCGTCCTACGTAGCGCACGCCGCGCTGGCCAGCGTCTACACCGCCGTCGGCGTCGGTGCGCTGATCGAAATCTTCAGCCGACAACCGATCTACGGATTCCGCACCCCTGTCGAATGGCTGCTCCTCGCAGCCATGCACGCGATATTCGTGCGGAGGAGAGAGCGTGTCTGACCCGGAACGCGTGTTGTTGTCGGACCTCCCGCCATCCCTGCTGCTGATTCTCGCGATCGTGGTGTTCCTGGCATACACGCTGCCGCGAATCGCGGAAGCATCAGAGGCGGCGGCCAAACTGCTCGGACCGATCGGCCGGTACTGGCGCGAACGAGGATTGACCCGCGCTGAACAGCGCCGCGCCGAAGTGCAGCGTGAAGCCCGCCAGTTGGCGAAAGCGATTGTCGCCGAGGTCACCCCGCCGGACTACGCCGAGATGGAACGCCGGCTGGCAAACATGGACCGCCGGATCAAGGTGCTCGAAGAATCCGATCAAATTCAGCGGGCCTACATCATCTACGACGAGCACTGGCACTTCGCCGACGAGATGGCCGCTGTCCGAAACCCCGAATGCACACCGGCGCCCAGGTACACGTTCGACCAGTTCAAGGAGCGGTGGCGCCAGGGCTGGCGGCCCGGCCGGCCATCCCCACAGCACTGACCGGTCGGATGCACCCACCCCTCTTACTGTGCGGATCAGCCTCGGAGCACCTGAACACCCGGCGCGCAGCGCCCCATAGCAGGAGGACAGCCAGCACATGGCTCATGCAGTCGTCAAGGGCTACAAGCTCCGCGCAACCAAGGTGGATTCGTGCGGGCTTCCGATCGAGGGGCCAGCGAACCGGCTCGTCACCGACGGTTTCATCCGAGTGAACCTCGACCCAAACATGCGGGACGCGGAGGAGATCGAGCAGGCCAACGCCGCCGGCGAGATTTGCGTCGCTGACCGCACCCCGCCGGAGCGGAAGTGGTGGAACACCGAAATCCAGCTGTGCCGGGTTGATCCGGACCTCTACGCGCTGGTCGCGTCCTGGGCTCGGGTGCTCGACTACGACGGCAAGCCCATCGGCTTTCGGGACCGCGCCAAGGTCGACACCGATACCGGTGTGATGTTCGAGCTGTGGACTGGCGGCGACGGCGACGACGACTGCCCGCCGCCGGAGGACGACTCGATCTTCTCCGCGGCGGCTTCCGGACGCCAGTACGGCTACGTGGCGTTCGCAGGCACGGAGTTCGTATCCGGCCCGCTGACGGTGGAAGCTGCGGCGTCGACGTTCACCCTCACGGGTCGCACGATCGCCCCGAAGAACTGGGGTCGCGGACCGTACAACGTCGCGGCGATCAACGGGTCCGGCGCGGCGGGTCGGCTGCTGGTGCCGGCCTACGACCCGGACGATGACAACCACATCGTGCACTTCCGCACACCGGTCGCGCCGCCGGAGGTCACCGACGGCGCTGTGCCGCTGGACATCACCAGCACCTTCACGCCCCCGAACTACTACTTCGGCGGCCCGGGCGGTGAGCCGGCCGCGGACGTGGCGCCGGACCAGCCCGACAACGGTTCCGGTGAGGGTGAGGGCGAAGGATAGCCCTGGCCCGCCCGCAGGTGACTGAACGGCGGCCGGACACGCTGCTCATGCTCAGCGGGGGCATCGACTCCGCATACTGCCTGTGGCAGCGTGTCCGCGCCGGCCAGTACACCCGTACGCACCACGTGTCGTTGGCCGATCACGAAGGCCGGCGCGACGTGGAGGACCGCGCCGTGCAGCAGATCCTGGACTGGATGCGCCGCAACGGTGGCGAGGGTCTGATCGAGCACACCAGCTCGGCCATGGATTTTCGGGACATGTGGATCCCGAAGAACTTTCACGCCTGGGCTTATTGGGCCGGCGCGATCATGGCCTCACCGCGCGGCCAGTCGATCACCACTGTGATCCTGCCCCGGCATTCCGACGCGTTCCGCGGCGGACCCAACTCGCCCGGCGCCCGGAAGTCCGACGCCGCATACCGCGGACACATCAAGCTCATCTGCGGACGCGAGCCGAGGCTGTCGCTGCCGATGGCGCATCTGACGAAGGCCGAAGCGGTGGCGGCGATGCCGGAGGATCTGCTGCGGCTGTGCTGGTGGTGCCGACGACCCCGCGCTGGTCAGCCGTGCCACAAGTGCATGACCTGCCGCCAGGTCGATCCAGCATTGGCCGCACGCTGGCGGCGTTGAGCACCCTCGGTTCGTACCGTGAGCGCCATGTCGTGCGACTGGCCAATCGACCGGGCATGCCTGCCCGAGCCTCCGAATCTCGGCGACGAGCCGACACCTGAGGAGCAGGCCGCCTACGACCTGGCGGTCGCGCAGCGGTCCTCAGCTGAGGACCTGGCCGTGCACGTCCTGTGGGCGCTATCGGGGCGGCAATTCGGGGTGTGTGAGGCCACGGTGCGGCCATGCCCGCCGTTGGGATATCCGCGGTCGACGTCGATAGCACTCTGGGACGGAACCGGCTGGGCGACTGCGGGTTGCGGCTGCGTCGGCAACTGTGTGCGGTCGGGTCCGTCGATGGTGCATCTGCCTGGCCCGGTCGCGACGCCGACCGACGACCACCCGCTCGAGGTCACCATCGCCGGGGAAACCCTCGACCCGGCCGAGTACGTGGTCGAGGGCGATGTCTTGTACCGGGGCGGCGGCAAGTCCTGGCCGGGCCAGAATCTCGCCCGCCCACTCGGTGAGTCTGGCACATGGTCGGTGACCTACTGGCGCGGTACCCCGGTACCTCCCGGCGTCGACAGGTTGACCGGACTGCTGGCCAAGGAGTTCCTGGCCGCCTGCCACGGTGATGAGAAGTGCCGCCTGCCGCGCAACGTCGCCCAGATCGCCCGCCAGGGCGTGACATACCGCTACGAGCTGGCGTCGGTCATCCACGCGGCCGGCAAGACCGGATTACCGGAGGTTGATCTGTGGCTGGCGGCGGTCAACCCCAATAAGCTGGCGGCGGGACCGGTGGTGCTGTGACCGCGCCCCACTGCGTCGATGACGCCAGCGCGGTGGTGAACCAGTTCATCTCGTCCATGCTCAAGGCGTTCGACCCCAACTCGGAGTGCCCACCGCTGGGTGGCGGGTCGACCACAGTGCGGTTCTTCGCCGGAGATGGTGCTCTGCCATCGTGGAACCCGCACGGAACCGGCTGCGACGAGCCGATGCTGTGGGTGCGGGTCGCGCACCGCTATCGATCGAAAATCGGGTCGTTTCCAACCGCCTATGTGGGTGACGCATCCTGCGGTAACGCTGACATACGCCGGGCGTTGGCGGTGGAGGTCGGGGTCGGCCGGTGCACCACGATGGACGCCAACCCGGATTGGGACACTCTGTCGCAGGAAGCCGAGATCAGCTTGGACGACTCGTGGCGGATCGAGCAAGTCCTGTGCCACGCGGCGAAGCGTCTCCAATCGCCGCAGCGTGCAGTGGCCATCGATACGGTCGCACCGTTCGGGCCCGAAGGCGGACTGATCGCATGGACAGGCATGGCATACGTCCAACTGTGAGGAGCAAACGATGGCGCAGCACGTGACGATCGAGGGAAGCAGGATCACCCCGTCGGACGCGTTGGGCCGCGGCGAGCGGCGCACCGTGGAACTGACCGACCGCGTGCGACGGTTGATCGCGATCGGCGCCGTCGTGGTCGTTGACGACAATCCGGCTACCGAACCGGTGGAGCAGGCCGACAGCACGCCAGACGGTGGAGGACTGCTGCCGCCGGGCCCGAACCTCGCTGACTCTGCCGATCTGACGCCGCTCGAACCGCTCATGATCGAGCCGCCGGCACTCAACGCCAGCCGGCGCGCCTGGGCGGAGTTTCTGACCAGCCGCGGCATCGAGTTCGATGATGATGCGATCCGCGACGACCTGATCGAGATCTGGGAGAACCACTCAGGTGGCGACGGTTAGAGTCACCTTCCGGCTCGATGAGGCCGCGCTCGATAGCGAGGTCGAGTCGATCGGGCGGCGGCGGCTGGCGTCGCTGCAGCGCCGCATCGCCACCCAGGCCCGCGCCGACGTTCCGGTGCTGACCGGCCACCTGGGCCGCTCTATCCGGGAGCTTCCGATCAAGGTGTCGGGGCCACGGGTGGTCACTGGTGGGGTGGAGGCGACCGCCGACTACGCGGCCCCCGTCCATGAAGGCTCGGCGGCGCATGTGATTCGGCCGCGCAAGGCCAAGGCGTTGCGGTTCCAGATCGGTGGCCGCACGGTGTTCGCCCGGATGGTGCGGCATCCTGGGACGAAGGCACGGCCATTCCTGCGTAACGCGGCCCAGCGCATCGCTTCCCAAGAGCGCTGACTGCTGTTGCACCCGGGGTCGGCAGGCTACGAGCCATGACCACGTTTGCCTCGGACGGAACCCCCAAACCTGAACCTGCAGAGCCCCAGCCGGCCGCCGACCCGTCGACCGTCGAGCCTGTCCCGGCCGCCGTCCCCGCGGCCAGCGGCGCCGACACCGGCGAATCGCTGCCCGCTGTGCAGACCGCAAACACCGACGTCGCCGTCCCGGAGGATGACTGGCCGCACGACTGGCTCGAGTTCAAGGGCGACACGCTCGCCGTTCGCGTCCCGACCCCACAGGCTATGGCCGCGCTCTCCCAAGGGCTCGGAAAGTTCATCCCACCGCAGGAGCAGAACGACATCAGCGGGTTGTTCATCGCCCGCCACCTGTCCCCGCAGGCGTATGCGCGGGTGTTCTCTCGGCTGATGGACCCAGACGACGCCGACTACGACCCGAACACGATCGGGGAGCTCGTCGCGGCGCTGCTCAACGCCGGTGTGGAGAAGTACAAGCAGCAGACGTGCTCAGCAAATCCAGAGACCTCGGAGTAGCACCCTGTCTCGCTAGCTTGACCGCGTGACCACGCCCGTCGGATCGATTCGCCTTGACCTGTCGATTGACGGGTCGAACCTGGGTGACGAGATCACCGCGGCGGTTCAAAAGCATGTGAAGGCCGCGCTCAGCGACCTCACCAAGCTGTTGAGTGAGGTGCAGGCGCAAATGGAATCCACCAGCCGCGCCAGCACATCCGTCGCTTCCGGGGTCGAGCATGCGGGAAAAGCTGCCCGCGAAGCCGCCGGCGGCATGAGCGACATGCAGCAGGCCAGCCAGGCCGCGGCCCAAGCCACCAAGACTGCCGGAGACGCAGCCCGCGCCGCCGGCAGTGGCATGGACGACATGGGCCGCGCCAGTGACAAAGCTGCGGATAGCACCAGCAAGGCCGGTCGTGCTGCCAGCCAGGCAGGAAACGAGGTCGGGCGGTTCACCAATGCCGCGGAACGCGCGGCGTCGGTGAGTAAACAGCTCGGCGACGGGATGCGTAACACCGCGTCGGGGTTCGTGCGTGCCGGAGACGCGGTGCTGGGCGCGGTCGGCAAGTTCGCCAAGTGGACCGGCATCGGCGCCGCCGTGTCGGGCGCGATCGGTGGTGTGGCAGGCAGTTTCAGCGTGCTGCAGCTCGGCATGAATCGGCTCACCTCGATCGAGAACGCGCGATCCACGCTGCAAGGGCTCGGTCACGACGCGCGAAGCGTCGAGGGCATCATGGATTCCGCGCTCACCGCGGTGAAGGGCACCGCGTTCGGGCTGGGCGAGGCTGCTACCGTGGCCGCCTCCGCGGTGGCCGCCGGTGTCCAGCCCGGCGAGGATCTGACCCGCACCCTCAAGTTGGTCGGTGACGCCGCCGCGATCGCCAAGACCGACATGCAGTCGATGGGCGCGATCTTCAACAAGGTCGCCACATCGAACGAGGTGCGGGGCGAGGTCATGGCGCAGCTGCACAACCGAGGCATCCCGATCCTGCAGCTACTGAGCGAGGAAATCGGCAAGACCGCTGAGGAAACCGCGAAGATGGCCTCGGACGGCAAGATCGATTTCGAGACGTTCCGCAACGCCATCGAACGCGGCATGGGCGGCGCGGCGCTCAAGGCCGGCGAAACCTTCGAAGGCGCGATGGCGAACATGAGGGCCGCGCTCGGCCGGCTGGGCGCCGAGATCCTCAAGGGCCCGTTCGAGTCCGCACCCGCGGTGATCGGCCGAGTCACCGAAGGCATCGACGTGGCCACCGACGCGGTCAAGGGCATGGTCAGCTACCTGCGCACCGGTGAGGTGACCGACACGTTCCGGGATGTGTTCGGCCGCGGCGACATGGCTCGCCGGGTGCTGGCTGGACTTGAGCGGGTGCGGACGGTGGCGAGGCAGGTCCGCGACGGGTTCGAGGAACTGCAGGCCGCGTGGCGCGGCGACGATGGAGCGGCAGACTGGGCGACGAAAGCCGTCGATTTCGTTCGGGACTCGCTGGCGCGGGTGTGGAATATCGCAAAGCAGCTCGGGCCAGCGCTCGCCGGTATCGCCGCGTCATTCGCCAAAGCATCCGCCGCAGTGGGTGTCTCGGCGTGGACGATCTTCCTGGGCGCGGCCGAGTCGTTGGTGCCGATCCTGACGATGGTTGCGGACCTGATGCAACGCCACGAGGGTGTGGTGGTCGCGCTGGTGGCCGCGTATGCGCTGCTCAAAACTGGGTTTATCGGAGCAGCCGTGGCTGCCAAGGGCCTCGCGGTCATCAAAACGGTTACTGGCTGGATGACGGGCCTGATCGGTGTGACCACCGCAGCTGGCACGGCCATGTCCACGACGCTCACGACGGTTGCGACCGACGCTGATGGGCTCGGGAGCTCGATGGGTGGGCTAGGAGAGCGCACGAAGAAAGGCATGCGCGAGACCCTGCGCAGCCTGAAGGCTTTGCGCGGTGAGATCGGCACGACGATGCTCATGGCCGGGACAGCCGCCACCGCGACGAGTAGCGGTATCGCCCAGACCGTCGGCGCACTGTCCAGCGTCGCGGGAGGTGCGCTGGCTGGCAGCATCTTCGGGCCGGGAGGTGCGGCTATCGGCGCGGGCATCGGCGGCGGGATAGCGTTGGCGTCGTATCTGCTGGGCGAGAACGCGCGGGCTGCACGCGCGGCGGCGGCCGCGCAAGCTGAGCTCGCAGAGCAGATCCAACGTGCCAAAGAGGCACAGCTGGCATCCCTGGGGGTTCAGAAGGAACTCAACGCGGCGCTGCTGGAGTCGGCCGGTGTCGTTGACGAAGCCGCGGTTGCAGCGGTCGCCCGGACCATCGACAACCTTCCCGAGATGCTCAGAGGGCGGCTGAGCGACGACCAGATCCAAGGTGTCGTCGAGTCGATCCAAAAGCTCGGGGTGTCGTCAGAAAGTCTTGCCTCGCAGCTGACCCGGGGCGGCCCGGCCCTGGACGCCACTCTGGCGGCCCTACGGGCATTGGGCCCGGACGGTGAGCGTGCCGCAGATGCAATTCTCGGCGTCGCTGCCCGGTTCGATCATGCCCGGACTCGAGCTGAGGCGGCCGCCCCAGCCTTGTCCGAGATGGCGCAGAAGATGGGCGTGGACGTACTGCAGGCGGCCGACGACCTGTCGGTGGCGTTGAAGGCTGTCCCACAGAACATCCCGCTGAACATGGACATGCCCGGCGCCGAAGCGCTGGTGGGGTTGCTCCGCGAGGCGGGCGCGGCGGTGGAGGTGCTGGGCGACGGCACCCTCCATCTCGACGTCAACGATGAGAAGGTTCGAAACGCGATCACGGTTGTTGACAGCCTCGGCTGGGCGATCAAGCAGGTTCCCGACACCAAGCAGATCGAGATCACTGTCAAGACTGACGAAGCAGCGCTGCAGCGGTTCATCTCGCAGATGACCACCGAAATGCAGAAATTCACGACACTGTGGATCACCCCTCAGCTGACGGGCGAAATTCCCGCCGGACAGCCCAGACCCAACCCCACAACCGGTGGAAACGCCCTGGACCCAGGATTCTTCATTCCTGGCGGCCGCGCCGATGGTGGTGTGCTGCCCGGCTACAGCCCGGGGCGGGACAACATGCTGGTGCCGCTGTCCGGCGGCGAAGGGATCATCATCCCCGAGGCGATGCGGGCGCTCGGCGGGTCGTGGCTCTACCAGCTGAACTCGAGGTTCCGGCCCGGCATCTCGCGCCGAGGCTACGCAGATGGTGGTGTGCATCGCGGCAGCGGCGCACTGCCGGGCCCAGTGTTCGACACCCGCGACGATGACGAACCGCTCAAGCTGCTCGAGGACATCCGCGACCTGCTGGCCGGCGCCGGGCCCACAACCGCGCCGCTGAACGTCACCGCCCGCGAGGTGTCCACGCTCGCGGACAGGGCGGTCGGGCGGATGGCGGGTATGACACCCGGCGGAACTGGCCCGTTCGGCACGCCGATCGCACCACGGCACCGCGGCTACGAGATGGCCGCCGCCGCGATCTCCGCGTTGGGTGGGGATCCGGAGAAGTGGCTAGGTGCTGAGCCGGTCTCGTACTGGCGTGAGCGGATCAACGAGTCGGTGCAGGCGGTGCAGCAGGCCACCTCTGCGATGGGCCCGGTGGTGGCGGACATGGGCCGGTATGTGGAGGCGTTGCAGGAGTTCGCACGCACCGGTGACCTGTCGGCTGTCCAGGGTGTCGGGTTGTCCGCCACCGATTCGGTGATCACCGCCATCACCAGCGCCCGCAACAAGAAGACGGACCGCCTGTCCGATACGGAGATCGGCGCGTTGATTGAGCAGACGCTGGGCCCGTCCGGCTATGTGGGGGTGCTCGACGAACGCAACGCGTCCTTGGTCAAGAGCCTGCAGTCGTTCCGCGACAAGATCGCCAAGGGCTCCGGCACGATGACCGGCGGTGCGCTGGTGGCGGGCCTGCCCGCCCACACTGGCGCCGCAACGTTCAGCACGTCGGGTCTGATGCCTGCCACCGCCGCGCTGGGCCAGGCGGTGCTCCAAATGTTCCCGCAGATCCGCGAGATCGGTGGATACCGGCAAGACCCACACCCAGACCACCCGTCCGGGCGGGCGATCGACATCATGATCCCCGGCGGCACCACACGCGGTGGCCGCAACCCCGCCGGCGAGGCGCTCGGGGACCAGATCTGGAACTGGCTGATGTCCACCGGGATCGTGGACCCCAAGGGCAGCCTGTGGAAGACCGATGTGGGCGGTGACCACTTCGACCATATTCATGCCCGGATCGCGGAGGGGATGGAGAACGCTGCGATTCAGGCGGGGCTTATCCCGGCTGCCGCTGGCACGCCGGCGGCAAGCCTCGGTGGGCTGTCAGCCACGGGTGGGGCGACACCGGTATTCGTCACGAACTGGCCCGGCACCGGCGGCATGGGGATGCCGCCCGGGCTGCAGCCGATCCTCGACGCGGCGGCACAAGGCAGCGGGGAAGCCGCGTCGAACGTGCTCGGCGACGTCATGAGCGCGGTCGCCGGTCTCGGCCAGGAGGATTGGGCCAAACGCGATGCCAGCTACGCGACCCTGAACAAGCTGGTGCGGGACCGCAACCCGCTGGCTCTCGCCGCGGCACTCGGTCTTGATGTGGAGGACTTCACCCGCCAAGGTGGCGGCCACGGCGACATCACGGCTAACGACGGGCCCGGCTACGACTCGTCCGGACGTCTGTACTCCGACACCGCAGCGCTGCTGGATCGCACGTTCACCAGCCTGAACGCGCAACTGGCCGCGATGCGCGATCAGATGGTGTCGGTCATCGAGCAGGTGTCGCACAAGCTCAACGACGCCGCGCTGGAACCGATCGTCAAGGCCGGTGTGCAGTCCGCCCTGGAGGGGTTGAAGGACAGCGTCAGTCATGCGATCGGCACGGCGATGGGCCAGGCCGCCGCCCCGCCGATCGCTGATGCGGTGCGGCAAGGCATGGCGTCGTTGCCGATCGCCACTTCCGGCGGAGACAGCGGCGGGAATGCGTTCTCCGGATTGATCCCCGGCATGGCGTCCGGCGGCCCGGTCTACGGCGGCGTCGCGGGGAGGGACTCGGTGCCGGCGTTGCTGATGCCGGGCGAGCATGTGCTGACCACCGACGACGTGGCCCGGCTGGGCGGCCAGTCCGGCGTGTATGCGTTCCGGGCCGCGTTGGCCCGCACCGGCGGCGTGCGCGGGTTCGCCACCGGCGGGGCGGTCGTCAACGATGTAGTCGGGGCGGAGTTCTTCGGCGTCTCCCAGATCCCGATCATCGGGTTGATTGTCAACATCCTGATCCGGGTGCTGCTGTCGGTGCTGGGCGTGCAGATCCAAGCGCGGGACACGCTGCTGCAGATGACCGACGAGTTCCGGCAGTTCCGCGGCGACTTCCAGGCGTTCGACGCGTCCGGTCGCCTGCTCAACGACACCAGCGCCCTGGTGGACCGCGCGCAATCCAGCGAGGAGATGGCCGCCCAGGAGCGTATTCGCATCCTCAAGATCGTCATCGAGGCGCTGATTCGGTACATCATCGAGAAGGTCATCGTCCCGATCGGCAAGGCGGTGGCCAACGCCGCTATCTCCGCCGGCGCATCGGCGGCCGGCGCGGCGATCAACACCCAGGCGCCGGGCGTGGGCGGCATCGTGTCGAGCTTGATCACTGCGGCCGGCAGCGCCGGTGTGGACATCGTCGCCGAGATCGGAACTGATCTGGCGCTGGCGATCAGCGAAACCGTGATTGCCGTGGTTGCCGAGGGGCTGCAGTCGCTGTTCCCCGACCTGATGACCACCATCTTCGGCGGCGGGCTGCTGTCGATGCTGCTCGACCCGATCGGCAACATCCTCGGCAACACCTTCGGTGGGCTGCTCGGCGGCATCACCAGCCTGCTCGCAGGCCTGTTCGGTGGTGCGGCCACGTTGATCCCCGGTTTGCCGTTCGACCGCGGCGGCATCGCCTACGGCACCGGGCTGATGCCGAAGGCCACGATCGCGCCTGAGCGGGTGCTGTCGCCGCGACAAACCGAGCTGTTCGAGCGGATGGTCGCTGCACTGGAACGCAACCCGCGCGCCGCCACCGGTTCGACCACCATCGTTGACGTCGGAGGTATCACCGTGGCCGGAGGGCCGGAGGCCGGTGAGCGGGTGCGCGCTGGACTCATGGAGCTGATGCACTGATGGCCTATCGCGGATGGTTCGCCCTCAACGGTGTGGAGTTCGCCAACACCGCGCGGGTTGTCGCGCACCTGGGGCGAGACGTCCCCACCAGCGACCTGGGCATCTTCACGCAGGCTGCCGCGGATTGCGGACTGGTCGAATCCACCGAGTACCCAGGCCTGTACGAGCTCCCGGACACCGCCACCGAGGTCGCGCCCGGGTTGTGGGCCCCGCCCAACGGTGCGCGCCGCTACGGGCCTGGGCTTCTCGAATTCGACGGCACCTGCTGGGGACCGGCCGCCATCTGCTCGTCGTGCTCCACCCACGTCGCCTATGACGATTCATGGCCGGGGCTTCGGGAGTTCCTCGGCGACACGATGTACCGGCCGGAGCTGGCGCCCTGGTACACCACACAGCTGCCGGAGTCCGGCGAGTTCGGCGGCGTGTGGGTGATGAAGGTTGACGGGCTGGGCCCGACACCGGTGGAGCGCACGGTCACGCAGATGGCCGGCTCCGGGGCGGCGGCAGGTCCGTCCCGCGACGCATCCCGCACCGTGACGTTTGAGGCGCTGCTGATCGGCTGCACCCATGTCGGCGTCGAATACGGGCTGGACTGGCTGACGTGTCTGCTGCGAGACACCAACACCGATACCGGATCCACGCTGCGTTATCTGGCGGCCTCCCCGTCATATTCGGGTGTGGACCCGGCGACGCTGGTGCGCGAGGTGCACAACGTCGTCCTGACGAAGGCGCCGACGATATCGCAGGAGTTCAACACCGAGCCGCGGGCGCATCAGCAGGCCACGATGTACCGGGTCACCTGGGAGATGGCTGTGCTCAGTCCGTATGCGTATCTGCCGGCTGTCCCGGTCGTGGTGGATTGGGACGAGATCGTCCGCCAGCCGATCAACTGGGTGCATGCCGCGGATTGCCGGCGGCCGGAGACGTGTGAGGACATGCCGACGCTGTTCTCGACGGAGTGTGTTCCGGTGGAGATCGCGGTGGTGACCACGCCGCCGCCGGTGTGTGGTGGCTGCCTGCCGGTCGGGGAGATCGACAAGTATTCGTTCCGGGTGCCGACGATGGAGTACGCGTTCCGGTGCCGGGAGACCGCGGTGACCACGATCATCCGGAATCTCGGAGAGGCGCCGCTGACGTTGCAGGCGTTCTGGCGCGAGTGCGGTTCGGATATCCGGTGTGAGGACAACCGGTTTCCGCTGCAGGTGGCGGGTTTGCCGCCGACCGCGGAGCTGCACTTGGACGGGATCACCGGCCGGTATTGGGCGCACTACGACGGCCGGAAACGCCGCGTCGTCGGAGTGGTCGGCACGCCGAACGGTGCGCCGTGGCGGCCCCCGATCATCGACCGTGAAACGTGCTGGGACTTCATCGTTCAAACCGCCAGCAGCAGCAAGTTCGAGGTCGAGATGATTCTCTACGACCGGGAGCCGTGATGATTGTCTCCGCGGAGCAGATCGTGGCGGTGCGCACTATCGCCGGTGTGCAGCTCTACCAGTTCCTAGCCAGCGGATATTCCCATCTGAAATGGACGCGGGCTCTGCGTGAGGTGTCGATCTGTGACCTGGTCGTGCCCCCGGCTGACGGCTACGTGCGGATCCCGGATATAACACCCTGGCTGCACTGGGTGGACGTGTGGGACGACCAAGGGCAGCAGCTGTACTGGTCGGGACCGATCACCCGGGCCGAGCAGGGCCGCGACTGGCTGTCGCTGTCCGCCCGCGACGTCAGCGCGCTGCTGGCACGGACACGCTGCCCGCTGACGAAACGGTGGGACGCCGCCGACCCCGCTGACATCGCCTCCGAACTCTGGGCCGCAGTGATCGAGCATCACGGCCTGAACATCCGCAGCCTCGCCCGTAGGGATCCGCGAGGCGACCGATTCGGCTACGACTGTGTCGCTGATGAGACGATGGCCGACGAAGTCGTCGGCGAACTGGTCGATCTCGGCCTCTACTGGTCAGTGGTGGCCGGCATTCCACTGCTCGGGCCCGCGAAGCGAGAGCCGGTCGCCACCCTCGGCGAGCACGACTTCATCGAGGGCGGTTTGTCGGTGATCCGCGACGGCGCAAACACGTTCAACGATGTGATGTTACGTACCGGCGACAGCGTGTCGCGTGCCCGCTTGCCGATGGGCGGGCTGAATCTGCAGACCATCGTGAATATCGACTCGATGTTCGGGGTGTCCAACGCTGACCGTGCAGCCCATCAAGCAGTGCGGCACACCGGCACGATCCGGGACGCCATCAGCGTGCCGGAGGGCGCCACGCTGCACCCGGACGCCCCGATCAGTATCCGCGAGTTGGTGCCCTCTGTGCGGATCAATGTCGAAGCGTTCGGGCTGCTTTCGACGATGGAGCTGGAAGGCGTGACCGTGACGTGCACTCAGAACGAGACGTCGGTCGGAGTGGACCTCGAATCGGTCGACGACGATCTGCCGGAGCTGGTGGAGATCATGGAGGCCCAGCGTTGAGCGACACCCGGGTTGGTCGGACACCGCGCTCGGATGCGGAGTGGGCGCGGGAGACGGAGCGGCGTCTGCGCGCGTTGGAGCGGGCACGGACCGCGCGCGCGGGGGAGTACGTGCTGTCGTCGCGGGACGGCCGCCTGGTGGCCACCAAGCCGGGCGAAACGCCGCTGGAGGTCGGACAGGTCCCCGCACCGGTAGAGATCGACCTGTCGGCGCGTGGCTCGGTCGTCTCCGATATCACCGCGATCGCAACAGCGGTCGGCTACCCGGAGGTCGATGAGGACGATCCGCCGTCGCTGGATGATGTGCGGCAGTGGGTGTTGCAGCAGTTGTTCGGCAAGATCCCGCCATCTCGGATTCCGGGGCTGCCATGGGCGCATTTGTTCGACGGCGCCGAGGAGCTGCTCGACGACCCGTCGTTCGATAACCCGTCGACGTTCGCCAACAACCCTGCGATCACCTATGACCCCGACTTCGGCCGGCTGAAGCCAGGGTCGGCGCGAATCGACGCCGACGGCACAACCCGGGTCGGTGTATCGAACCTGATCTCGGTGGCCGCCGGCGAGGTCATGCCGATGTCGGTTCACGTGTTCTACGAAGGCGTGACCGCCACCGGGCAGGACCCGATCCGAATGTCGGTGCGCGGCTACCACGTCGAAAAGGACGGCACACGCACGCTGGTCGATACCCAGCTGATCGATGCAGTGGCCGCACCTTCTGGTGAGAGCGACGACGTGCCCGAAGCTGAGGACGGCTGGCTGCGGCTCTCCGGCTCCTACACCGTGCCGGAGCTCGCCGAATCGGTCGACGAGATCGTGATGGAAATCAGCGTCACCGACGCGATGACCGCCGGCTCGGTGTGGTTTGACGACGGCTCGGTGAAGAAGACCCGTGACGGGATGCCGCAGCTGTGGATCAAGAACCTGCCGACTGATCTGAATTCGTTGTGGAACGGCCTCACTGGCATGGTCGACCAGCTTTTGATTCGGCTGGGCATCACTCCGGTCGGGGGACTGTTCGACCGCATTTTCGACCTGTCCGACGAGCTGGAATGGATTCAGGAGAAAGCGGCCGAGGGCGCAGCTGAGGCAGCCGCGGCGTTGAACAACATCGGCCAGCTCGCTTACAACCTGGCCACCAACCCGGCCAGTGTCTTGGGTCCGATCTCGCAGTCGATGGTGACCGGACTGCAATCGGCGTTGAGTGGTGTCAACAATTTCGTGCAGAGTCTCATCGACGCGATTGTGTCGGCGTTGCGGCGGATTCCGATCGTGGGCGGCACGCTGGCTGACATCGTTGCTGACATCGGCGATCTGCTCGATTTCGTCGATGAGACTGCGCTGGAGGGGCAGCACACCCGGGAGAGCATCGTCGGCGGGTATCGGCGCTCCCCGGCACCGGGGGCGACGACCGTGGATGTCGAAAATGTCATGACGGACATTTCGACAGATATTGTGGTGGCGCAGGATTCAGCGATCACGTTGGCGAATCTGGCCAACGCGCCGAAGAATGTGCCGTTCTGGGTGTCCCCGGACCCGTTTGAGGATGTGGCGTTCCCGCGGGCCATGCTGACCCCGCGCCAGTCGATTAACGTCGGCATCGGCCCCACCGGATCCGTCTGGTCGGGCAGCGCCGGAAGTACGGCGCACACCCACTCCAACCCTTCCCCGACTGTCACGACCGACTACGTAATTCCAGCTGTCGCTGGCGCCGATGGGGATCAATACTTCAACGCGATCCGCACTACCTACAACCGCATCTATAACACGATCGGATTCATCACCAGCGGTGGCACCCCGCCGGCGACGGTCTACGCCGCGCTATATCGCATCGACCCGGAGACGGGCGAAGCAACGATGGAATACGACTTCGGCAACGTCAGCGCGCACATCCTCACCGGCAGCGGCCTGGTCGACCAACGCTTGACGATGGACCACGACATCATCGCCAACGAAGGCGATCTGTGGGCGGTGTCGATCCTGCCGGTGGGCGGGAGCCTCGGGTTTGGGGCGATCCGGCGTTCTGACATGGGCTACACCGGGATCTATCCGCGTTATGCCACAGCGCGTCTCACGGGACGCACCTTTATGCCGGTGTCTGTGGCTGGAGATGACTTCGTGTCATCGAACTTCCGCGTGTGGGCGTGCCTGGGTCAGGCCCACGAGGAAGACACGTCTCCGGTGACGCTTGTGGAGACCTTCAACGCCGCTGACACCGCCGATTGGCGCTCCAACAACTGGAACAGGTGGGTCAGCCACTACAGCTACCGGCTTGGCATCAAGGGGGGCAGGCTCTATCTGGACAACGGTGCTGCTATCGCGGCTCTCACGGTGGCTGGGTCGGCCCTGCACCGCACACTGCTGCACACCAGCGACCATGCCTGCGAAATCACCATCGGGTCCGGTTGGGATGCAGCGGCGTACGGCCATGCGACCACCCGCGCTTATGTGCGTTGCCGCAGCAACGGCTCTGGAGGTGTCGCCATGCACCTGGACAACGACGGCACCCAGACTCGGCTGCGTATCGCGACCATCTCCACCATGACGGAGGTGGGCACTGTCAGAGCAACGGTCACCGGCCTGAACGCTGCTGTGGGCGACCGTTTCCGCATCCAAGCCGAGGGCAGCACCTACCGGTGCTTCCGCAACGATGAGCCGATCCCCGGCGCGGTGTGGGAGGACACCGCCGGGATCATCCCGCAGACCCCGGCGTTTCGGGCTGTGGGCTGCGGCGTCGGAAACCGTCGCGCGATCCTGCTCGGCCCCATCTCTGAGTCTGCCTACATCGACCACTGGCGCGCCTACGACCTGTAAAAGTCATGCCTATCTCACCTGTAGTTTCCCACCCGATGACCGGTTGGTGGCCAGACGTACCCACGCTCTCCGCGGTGCGGCCGCGGGGATGGTTCACCGAGCTTGAAACACCCACCGAGCCCACACCCGACATCGGCTGGTGGGCCATCCACTCCACCACCGCCACCGACACCGGCGTCGGTGAAGACCTCGCCGCGCTGTTGGCCCGAGCTGCCGGCATCGATAGCGGCGTCGGTGAAGACCAGGCTGCGTTGCAGCTGCTAACCGAGCAGCTGGCCGCCGACATCGGTATCGGCATGGACACCGGGCTACTGCTGCCCTACCTCACCACCACCGACACCGGCGTCGGCCAAGACCTACTGGCAGGCCCCGTCGGGATCGGCCGCCTGCCCGACCTCGGCATCGGCCAAGACCTCGCAGCCCTACAGCTGAGGGCGCAGGTCGGCACCGACCTCGGCATCGGCCAAGACCTCGAGCAACAGCTACGAGCACGACTCCCATCCCGACCCACCGCAGGCGTCGGCGCGGACACAGGCACGATCGGATTCACCCCGCAGGCCGCGGTGCTGCACACCATCACCACGTCCGGCACCATCATCCACCTGCAAATCCCCGCATGGTGCCGCTGGATCGACGGCATCGGGCTAGGCGCGGGAGGCGGCGGCGCACCCGGCAACCAACTCGGCGGGTCCGGAGCCGGCGCAGACGCCGGGCAATACGCCTCGCGGCGGTGGGACCGAGGTGTCAACCGCAACAACTGGCGCAGAGTTGCAATCCGCGCCGGAAACGGCGGCGCGCAAAACGGAGGCAACGGACAACCCACCGAAATCTGGATCGAAGACTGGAACGGGCAAGTCGATCACCTCGTCGCACCCGGCGGCGCTGGCAAAACCCATCAGGTCGCGCTCCCCTCCGACCGCGAAGGCAAAGCACCTGGAAACCACAGCTTCCAAGGCATCACCGCCACCGGCGGCACCGGCAACTCCACCCCTCCCGGCTCCGGCGGCCGCGGCGGCGGAGGCACTTTCTGGCCACTCAACCCCGGCTCCGGCGATGCAGGCGCGAGAGGACAAGCATGGATCCGCTTCTCGATGTAGAACCACCACCCGACGGACAAGGATGGTGGCCCGACCGGTTCCTCGTCCACAACGGATGGACCGACACCCTCGACACCACTTGGCGTGCCGTCCCCAACTATCCGACCATGCAAGCCCGCCGCGACGGCAACACTCTGCAACTACGCACCGACGGGCCCGCGCACAGCTATCAGCTCACCCCCACCGACGAAACTACGGCCGACCTCGCCGAAAGGGATTGATCCATGACCGTCTACCAGCCAGCTCACCGCCGCGCCTGCGCCGAAGCAATCACCGCACTCGGCAACCGAATCGGGTTGTACGCCGGATCTACCCGGGTCGGCACCGTCTACGCGGACACCACCTGGGGTGCGGCCACCGACATCACCGAAGGCGGCGTCGACAAAGCCCAGGTCACCGGGTCAACCGTCACAATCACCATCCCCGGCGGCACCGTCGCCAACGGAACCGTGATCGACGGCTATGGGATTTTCAGCGGCTCAACTCTTTTGCGCCGCAACACCCTGCCAGTGTCGCTGACGATCAACGATGGGTCGCAGCAGGTTCAGGTCGACGTCACACCGGTGTTCACGTACCGCGGCGAATGATCGACCGCATCGAACGAGCGGATCGACCAGCTCCTGAGCCGAATCTGGCAGCGAATTCCGATCCGGGGCACTGGCACCCCAGGTCCGTAACCTACGGGTCGTGGCCTATCTGGAGTACACAGAGCCGAACGTCTGCATCGATGAGAACCTCACGACAGACGACGCCGGCCAGCTCCGCCTGCAGCCGTGGGCTGTTCCCCGTCTGGTCGCCGACGTCCGGGCGAATTCTGGCGGCGACGGCCGGGTGTACCCGGCCACGACCTTGCCCGGGAAACTGCTGATCGATGGCCGCGTCGCTTGGCGTAATGACACCCCAATCGACCAGCGCATCCTCATTCGGATCACCCGCGGACCACGATCCTGGATCACGTCGAATCCGAACGCGATCCAGTTCCGGGATCGCTGGACGTTCGCGGTCGACGCCGAACCAGCCGAGCCAATCACCACCGGCATCTACAACGGCCACACCGGATCCGCGATCGACTTCGGCACGAACAGCGTGGCCGAACCCCAGCCCGGGGTTGAGTGGATGTGGACCGACACCAACAGCTCCGACGAATGGGTGCCGTATCCGATCGAGCCCGGCCAGCACTTCCGGCTGCGGTACCGCTGCTATGTGTGGACGCCGCCGCCCTGGTCTGACAACGCGAACAAGAATCAGCCGCGCCACGAGGCGCACGCCCGCTGGGCGCGACTGCAGCTGATCGCGTTCGGGCAGCAAGGAAACGTGGTGACCGGATGATGTTCTGTAAGCGGTGCGGCGCCAGAATCGCTGAGCCGGTGCCCGGCGAGTACCGGCACGTCCTGCCGACGCTCGACGACAACCACCAGGCGGTGCCGCAATGACCGTCAAACCCTGCACCGCCGAATACATGCTGTCGACAGTCGACGGCATGGGTATGCGTCGCAACTGGTTCCCCCGCGTCGTCGCCGAACGGTTCCTCGGCTCCACCAAAGACGGCCCAATCAGCCGCGCCCCCGATCCGGTCACGATGATCGACGGCGACGTCACCTGGCACAACAATTCCCGCGATCCGCAGATGGTGGCGGTCCAGGTCAACCGCGCACCCCGCACCATCGTGGCGCAAAACCCGTCCACCGTGGTCATCCACGACGCCTGGTCATTCGCCACCGGCGTGTCCCCCGTGGCCGACTACCCGAGCATCGTCCAAGACGCTTTCGGAGGCCGCGCCCAGGTCGACCGACCCGAAACCCGCGGCGAGGACCTGCGGTTCGGACGCCTGTTCATCGACGGCGACAGCTCGCAATCATGGGTGCCGATCGGTGAACTGGCGCCACAACGCTCCCTGCACTTCCGGTATCTGTGCGCGGTGCAGACCCCCGGCACGTGGACTGCGCCCACCGAGTACGAACCGCGCTACGAGGCGCACGCCCGCTGGGCGCGACTGCTGGTGTTCGCCGGACCGATCGGAGCGTCGTGAGCAACGAGCACTTCCAGATCATCGATGAGACGATCTCGCCGCAGCCGTGGACGCAATACCGACTGCTGGCCTCCCGCACCACAGCGTCGGTGTCCCGCTCCTACGACACCTCGGGTGGCGGCAACAAGAACGACCCCGTCCACACAGTCTCGCTGGCGTGGACGAACGACACACCGGTGCCGCAGTACGTGTACGGCATGGTCACCCGCGGCGGCGCCCAGGTGGCGCTGCAGGCCCGTTCACGCGGCTACCTCGCCATGAGCCACGGCATCGAGATCACACCCACACCCGACCCGCCGGGGTCGTTCGACATGATCGAGGTGTCACGGTTCGGCGGCGGCATGGACGTTGGCCGCGGCGGTCTGCTCGCGATCGGCACCGGATTCGGAGTGCACGAGGTCCGCGCCAACAGCGCGTCCGCACCTCTGTTGCCGCAGCGCACCGGATGGGCAGCCGTCGCGCCAGGGGAGACGTTCCACGCCCGCGTCGATCTGCGGTTCATCTCCGAGTTCTGGGAGAACAGCATGATCGACGGCGGCGACCAGAACACCGTCAGCCAGTTCATCTCCGGCGACACCCGACTCGACCTCTACGGGATCCCCGCGGTCATCCCGCCGTCGCCGCGGCCGACCCCGACGATCGTCGGGGTGGAGCACGGCGTCAACAACACCTTCCCAGCCGATGTTGACGTGCCCGCCGGCACCCAAGAGGGTGACATCATCCTGGCGATCGTCGCCAACAACATCGGCCTGGCCTCCGACATCACCCCGCAGGAACCGGGCTGGACCCAGGTGCACGTCCGCAACGACGGACTGGCCGGCATCGGGGATGTGCACATGAAGGTCTACATGCGCACCGCCACCGATGACGAGCCGGCGTCGTACCGGTTCACCACCGGCATCCTCGCCGAAGTTATCGCCCACCTCGTCGTGATCCGTGACGCCAGCCCGTTCCTCACCGACGGCTGGCAATTCGCGTCCAGCTTGCGCAGGTTCTTCTGGGAACGCGCCGAAGGGCACATCTGCCCCTCTATCGACCGTGCCGGCCAACTGCTGCTCTGCGCCTCCTACTTCGCGCACTCCCCGCTGCAGGCTCCGATTAACCAGGAGCCGCCAGACGGCATGACTGAGCTGTCCGATGTAGACGCTAACGGCAGTTCCTGCGCGGTCGCTGCGATGCCCAATCCGCCGCGGCCCACCGGAGAGCGCATGTTCGTGCCGACGAAAACCCCGCAGTGGTCGGGACGCTCGATCGCGCTGACCATCTTGGTGCCGGGCGCGCCGACACTGTAATCGGAGTGGATCTGAAAGGGAGAATCGCCTCGGATGTATGAACCGCCACCCGGTTTCGATGACATGCTCGGCGACGCTGAGCTCGTCCCCATGGAAGGCCCGTTCCGGCCACTCGAGGTGCCAGGGGTCGGCAGTGTGCTGGCACGCAGACCGATGCCGCGATCCACTGCGGCGCTGGCCATGAGCGCGAACGCGAAAATCGATGCCACCGCCCGCCAGGATTACCTCACCCTCTTCGTGCGCAACCATCTGGCTGACGGCGAATACGAGCGGCTGACGGTTGCGATGATCAACGGCGAAGCGCCGCCGGACACCCTCGGCAGGGTCGCGCGATCTATCTCCACTTGGGGCACGGCGCGCCCTACGTCGCCGTCATCAGCCTCGCGTTGATGGCGGCTCACCACTGGAGAACGCTGCGGCAACGGATCCGGTCGAACGGCATCGCTGACCCGATGTCGCTGTCGTCGATGCACGCGGTTATCGACGAGATGGAGGCGCTCGCGCTGGAGGCCGCCGGGTCGTCCTTCGATGATCCGGACCGGGCACGCCGCGAACGACAAGAGCTGCTCGACAAGCTGTACGCGCCCGCCCCGGAGGGCGCCGAAGACCTCAACGGCGAGCAGTATCAGCCGCCTCCGTCCGGGTTCGAGGACCCCGCCGAGGTAGAGGCCAGTTTCGATGCGTTCTCCCGGGCGCTGGGTGCACGCTGAGCCCATAACCTGCCGGGCATGTCGAAGATCCTGGTGCCTAACCTCGACATGGACAAACCGCCCGGGCAGCGGTTCGCGCCGCAGGTGCGGGAGGAGATCGCTGAGGTCGCACCGTCGACGGTCAACGACGGCGAGATCACCACCAACAAGCTCGACGATCGGGCGGTCACCAACCCAAAGATCGCGCTCGGCGCAGTCCAATCCGAGAATATCGGCGCCAAACAGGTCAAGACCGCCAACATCGATGATCAGGCGGTGGGCACCGACCAGCTTGACGATGAGGCGGTCACCCCCGATAAGGCCGGGCCGGGCGTGATGACAGTGTTCGACTCGTCGGGCAACCCGATCCAGGCCGCCACCATTGTGGTGACCGACCAGGAATGGTCATCGCTTACACCCGCTCCGAACACGTTCTACGAGGTCTTGGACACCTGACGTGGCCAGACGCTACTTCGGTGACCAGCCGGTGGCCCGCCGATACTTCGGCAGCATCCCGATCAAGGCGCGCTACTTCGGAGACCAACTCGTCTGGTCCTCCGCCCGGATCGGTGACCACTTCAACCGCCCCGACGCGCCGACCCTCGGACCCGACTGGACCGACCACGGCCCATCAGCCACATACAAGGCCGGCGTGGTCAACGGCATGTGTCGCCTCGCCGTGCCGGACGGGTTGCTTGCGCTCGCGCTGATCACCTCCCGGCAGCGCTACAACGCCGCGATCCTCGACAAGGACGACGGCTACATCGAGTTCCGCATCGGCTCCCAGGGCTCGGGACCCTCGATCACCGGCGACCTGTGCCGCACGACGGTGTTCGCCCGTGTCTCCAACAACGGATTCACTCACGGTGTCGGCATCGGTCTGGACTCGTCCACGATTCGGATCGTGCGCCGCGTCAACAACACCGAAACCGTGACAGAGAACTGCGGCGCCTTCTCGGCAGGCGACATCATCCGCTACGACTTCCGGGGCGATCTGCACACCGTGCGCCGCAACGGCAAGTTCGCCGGCGAATGGGAAGACACCGGCCAAACCGCGGCCCGCGGACCCGATTACCGCTCCCTCGGGCTGGCCGTGATGGCCAGCAAGGACCTCCTGGGGCCGCGCCGGTTCGGCCCGGCGATCGACTACATCGACATGGTCTGACCGCGCACTTCACCCCTCGTTCGTAGCGTCAGCCGCGAAACCCGGCAGGGAGGGGGTTCGCATGATGCGACGACTGCTGCTGATCATCTGCGGCGCCATCATCTGCGCGCCCGTTCTTGTCGCTGCGATTCTCGTCCTCGCCGTCGAGTTCGCCGACGGCGGCCAAGGATTCGGCACCGACATATGAAGTGGAGGCACTGAATTGAGCCTCGGCCTCACCAACACCAGCACGTTCGACCAGGTCGCTCGAGCGATCGTCGTGGAGACCCGCCGCCGCGGCTACGGCCGAGACGAGTCGATCGCCGTGCTCTCGACGGCTATCCAGGAGTCCGGGCTGCGCATGGTGTGGCACTCGAATGGCCGCTGGCACGGATACTTCCAGCAGGACTCCAGCTATCCGGACCGGCTCGACCCCAACCGCAACATCCTCGAGTTCCTCGACCGCCTCGACCAGAAACGCTCCAGCGCCGGCGCATCCCCGGACATCTGGCTCAACATCTTCTGGCTGCAGCAGCGGCCCTCCGACCCGTCCGCGCAGACCGCCTACGACCGCGGCCGCAAAGCCTACCTCGACGAGATCAAACGCCACGTCGACCAGGCCGCCCGACTCTACGACCACCACACAGGAGACACCATGCGACCCGATTTCAACGAGTTCCCGATCTGGTCGAAGAACTTCTCATCGCGGTCCGGCAAGAAGCCAACCATGTTCCTGATCCACACCCAGGAGGGGGGCGGCGGGGACGCCGCCGCAGAGAACCTGGCGAAGTGGTTCCAGACCGCCAACCAGGTCAGCTACCACTACACGATCAGCCAGGCCAGCGACGGCGGCGTCACGGTGGTGGACTGCGTCGACACCGACTTCAGCTCATGGTCGGTCGGCAACGCCAACGGCATCAGCATCAACCTGTGCTTCGCCGGCTCCCGCGCCGCGTGGACCCGCGACCAATGGCTCAAGCAACGCAACGCGATTGACGTCGCCGCATACCTCGCCGTCCAGGACGCGAAGAAGTACGGCTTCTCGACGCTGGTGGTGCCGCCGCCGTATACGAACGGCACCCCGGGTATCTCAGATCACCGTTGGGTCACCGACGTTTTCGGTTGGGGCACCCACACCGACGTCGGCCCCAACTTCCCCTGGGACGTGTTCACGGCCGCGGTAACCAGGTACGCCAGCGGCCCCGCCCCGGCGAAGCGGTTCCCGCAGGACTGGTCCGACCGCGAGCTGCTGGAGTACATCGCCGCCCAACTCGGCCCCGAGCACAGCGCGTGGCCCGAGAAGTGGGCGGACCAGAGCGTCGACGGCAAGCCCCTGACGCTCCGTGACGGGATGATTCGCGCACTGAAGCGGATCGAGCGGTTGATCGAGGCCCGCTGATGGCCCACGACGAGCACGGCAACTGGATCGGCCTCGGCGACGGCGACACCGGGCCGGGCGTGGCGCGGCTGCAGCACCGGCTGCTGTACGCCTACCCGACGTACTCCCGCTCCGAGGAATTGGGTGTCACCGAATCCGGCGTCTACACCCCCGCCACCCGCCAGGCGGTCGTCAACATCTGCCGCCACGTCAACGACCTGCCCGACCACCTCAAACCGCCGGCCGCCCGCGGCCACACGTTGCGCACCGACGGCATCGCCGACTGGCGCGTGCAGACCGCGCTCGGCGCTGTCGTTCCGGCCGGCGGGAACGCGCCACCGGCCAAGCGGTTCATCCAGCAAGGCGTCGGTTACCCGGCGATGGGGTTCCTGACCCCGGATCCGCACGTGTCCTATGTGGAGTCCCGAGACGCCGGTGTCGCCGAGCTGCTGCGCCTCGCGCTGCCGGATCCGCGGCCGAAGGTGCTGATCGGCTACTCCCAAGGCGCCGACGTCGCCACCCACGCCCTGCATCGGTGGCCGGCGGATCGCCGCGACGAGATCGCGATGGTCGTGACGTTCGGTTCCCCGGGCCGGGCGCCCGGGCCGACCCTGTTCGGCACCGATTTCCACGGCGCCGGCATCTCCGGCGTCTACACCCCCGCCTGGGCCCGCCCCCGCACATGGGACTTCATCCTCGACGGCGACTGGTACCCCGCCGCCAGAGGACTCCTCCCCCTGCTCTACGAGCTGCTGACCCGCATGGAACTGTCCCTCGAGTTCGCCATGTTCCTGGTGCAACGGCTGTCCACGGCGGCCGGGCAGCTGCTCCTCGGGGTGCAGCCGTCGGATCAGCCCGGCGCCGGGGCGCTCGCGCCGATCGCGCCGATGGTCCTCGGCCGCGGCGGAAACGTCCTCGGCGTCACGTCGATCTTCGCGCTGCTGCCGCAACTGATCTGGCTCCTGGTCGACGCCATCACGTTCGTGCACACCAACGCCCACGTCCGCTACCACGACCTGCCCATGCCGAAGTGGGGCGGCCTCACCGGTGTCGATCGGGCGGCGCACCTGATCACCGAACACGTCGACAGCGCCGTCGTCTACACCATCCCCGGAACCTGGGCCGGATGGAACGACGGACCACCCGCCTGGACCGCCTGGAAACTCCCGTGAGAAAGGACCATTCGATGTCGATCTTCACCCGAAAGTTCTGGCGGGACACCGCCGAGCGAGTCGTCTCATCGGCCGGGCAGGGCTTTCTCGTCGGCGGCGGACTCGGCGTCGGCGCCGAAGCTGCCCAGGCCGTCGATGCCCGGTATTTCCCCTGGGTGGCTGCGCTGGGCACCGCCGTCGGCATGGCGGCGGCCACGTTCGCGAAATGCCTCGCGGCGACGCGGATCAGCGGCAACCCAGACAGTGCCGCCTTCGAATGGAAACATCCGGGCGGCGCCGCATGAGCACCCTGGCGGTCGTGCTCGGGTCCGGCGGCATCGGCGCCGTGCTGGCCGCGATCGTCAACTGGGCAGCGAGCCGCAGCCAGGTCCGGGTCGATCATTTCCGCGCCATCGTCGACGCACTGAATCGTCGCATCGACGACCTGCAGGAAGAGGTGGAGCAGCTGCGGGAGATGCTGGAGGAGGAGCGTGTAGAGCACGGCGGGACACGTCGTGTGCTGACGTCGGCGTTGCGCTACATCCGCGCGTTGTGGGGGTGGCTGGACTCTGGTCAGCCGGGGCAGCGGCCACCGCCGCCGGAGGAGATTCGCGACGAGCTGTGATGCGGGGCCACCCCAGTGTTGAGGGTGGCCCCGCTTTTTTCGTGCCTATTTTCCACACCCAAACCCTTGCGCACCCGCGGGGGCCGCCCGCATGGATGGCGGGGAACTCCAAACCGTGCGGGAGTTCCTGGGCCTGACGATCGAGTCGCTGGCGGGGATGCTGCGGGTCAACCCCCGCACCATCAGGTCGTGGGAGGCCGGCCGCGACCCCATC